TATATGACAGCTTCAGTGTTTTCATCTCGTATTTCCCTTGTCCAGTCTTTAATTTCTTGACAACTGATTAGTGGCTCGCCCCCCGTCATTGATTGATGCTTCAATTACTCTGCATATAACCTCATCTAGCACCTCGGTAAGTATCATCTCAGCTGGGGTAAGGTGATTATTAGTCGCAAATACACCTATTTTTCCCCTATTGATAGAGGTCATACCGCTTCTATCTATGTTTGGTGTATACTTCCCGGGTTTGAACTGACTCATTTTAGGGTAATCCTTATACTTGTGTTGCGATGTGGGTTTAGCTCAATGCCCTTTGGCAATTTACCATCATTCAGCTCAATAGCAGCCTTAACCTTAGCAGTATCGATACTCTCGGTAATTTTCAGGTATTTTTTATCTGGGCGCTGGTCTGGATTAATAATGTAAACTGCGCCAGTAAATGACCGTGTAATCTTGTAACCAGTTCCTGCAATCGCCTGCCAGTTGTCACCGTACAGAGCCTTAGCTTTAGCGTCGATATCTTGCTTTGCTTTGGTCTCCAGCCGTGCCACAACTTCCAATGCCTCTTCAAGTTCTTTCTTAGCTTTGACAACTTCAGTAAGGCTAGCGAACACCTTGTCATTATCGCTAAGCTGCTCAGCATCAGCAATAGTTTTCTCCAACTTTTCGTCGTCAATTTTAATATTTAATTCAATCACTTTATTACTCCTTTACTTCAGTGACTTTAATATTTTTCATCGCCTTGAGTTTTTTGGCAGTAGCTTTAGCACTGTCACGTGCCTCGTCGCTACCGACAATTTGGATTTCCATAAACTCATCAGCTTCATATACATCTGCACCGATTCCCAACAGGCTTGCGCATTTTTTGAGCGCATCGGTGGCTGCCGCCTTAAAATCATTACCTAAATCAAGCGGTATTGGTGATTTGGTGTATTCATCTATCTTACGTACACGCTTTGGCTTTCGTTTGCCATTCTTATCAGTTTCATAAATAACAGTGCCAGTTTCAGTAGTGGCGGCTTTCATTTCCCACTTCACATCAGCACGTCCAAATTGTGTTTTACGAAGTTCAACCCACTCACCGTCAGATTTTACACGCCCTATAAGCGTACCTTTGACAACAACTGCGCCTGTCAATTTTGCGACCTCAAATGCTTCAGCAAGCGTAGTCTCAACTTCAAAGCTCCAGTTAAAACCAAACACGCTATCAAGTACTTTGCGTACATAGCTACCCTTGATGTATGTCCAACTGCCACCACCTTTAGCTGGTCTCTGGTACTTAAATCGTGATGGTGTGCTGTTCCAGATTTTCTGAATCTGGTTTTGATTCAACAGGCTCGTGGTACGTGTGACCTGTGATATGTCTAATTGTAGCTTCTCAATCTGTTGTTCAATTTTCTGTGCCATATATCCTCCTAATCCTCTCCGCCAATTATTTGTACAGTAGGTCGTTTTTTCATCTCTTTCACTACCTTCAAGGTGTCCTCTAAATCAACGGCAATACCAGACTGGAGGTTTATTAGTACATCGAGATTTCTCAATACAATTTTCATATTTTCATTCATCTCTGACAACAGTTTAATCGTCTCTTCCATCTCTAGTTCCACCTCTCGCCGTCAATTGATTTAATCCAGTCTGTGCCGATTTCATACACCAACTCTATAGTATTGCCCTCTTGTAGCATCGGCAATCGTTTAGCGTGTCCTGCAAATAAGCTATTTTTGATAACCTTGCCGTACTCATCGATAAAGGTTACTGGCACAAATTCGTTACGGAAAAATCCGTCATATATTGGATTACCGACATAAGCGACAATGACCTTTGTCTTACGCCAAACTGATACTTTTGTATTATTCATAAGATACCCTTTCTTTTACACTTATCTTATGTATTTATAATAGCACACCGCTCAAGCATTGTCAACACTTTTTCGAAAGATTTTTATACTTTCTTGCTGAGCAGTTCGTCACGCTTGCGTTTGAACGCCTGAAACGCCTCGCTATCTGGTGCAGCTCGCCTATCTTTTGACTGTCCATCTGGTAATGCTGGCGTTGAATACTCTGGCTTGCCCCAGCGCTTTGACAGTCGTGCCACTATTCCTTTACTAAAATATTCAATCTTGCCATTGGTTAGCGTGACTGGCACAAGTTCTAATCGTTTAGCTAACTGCGCTATACGCTTCTCGTCTTGCTGAGCAATTTGATATGTCCTACCATCGTGCGTTGTAATCTCGTACATCTTAGAATACCTCTGACGCTGTTACATCTTCTTTAATTCTGTTCATAATTTGGTTTGATTTAGCATAAACATCAAGCGCATTATTCACTTGCGGCTTGTATTGTGGCTGCCAGTTTTTGTAATGGTCACGCATGAATGTGAGATAGGCTATACTGATTTCTTCTGGATATGTTTTGCGCATCTCAGCAATCTTTTTCCAAATAACAGTATGGTTGGTTACTGGCAACGACAGTGCCTTAATGACTTGGCAATAAAGTTTAGAGATTTCATCATCAACACGACCTGAACGCTTGCGTTCATAGACTGTGTTATCTTTTGTGTTATCTTTTGTGTTATCTTTTGTGTTATCTTTATGAACGACCGGATTATCCTGTTGTACAACGACCGGATTATCCTGTTGTACAACGACCGGATTATCCTGTTGATGGGATTTTACGGTTGATGAATAAACGGCTAGTGTGCGCACTATTCGTCCGTACATTCTACGCTCAACAACATAGCCAGCATTTCGCAGCCGTTTACAAGCTGCCTGAAGACCATCTCGTTTTGTGCCACAAAGTTTCTGTAACTCATCGGCACGCTTCCAGCAACCCTTTTCACCAAAGCTGGCTATCTCGGCATACAGGATTTTATCGGTTGCTTGCAATGTTTCATCAAGCAATACCTCTTTTGGTATCCAGACACCAGTAAACTGACGTTCTGGCTCAACGACTTGCTGATTCTCAAAATCATACATGATGTATCCCCTATTCTACAAAACAGACCGCCAACCGCAATTGAATTTTGCGATAAGACGGTTAGCGACCTGTTTCGTAATTCAATTGTTATCTTATCGCATTACCATTATACTACACTGCTCAAGTATAATCAAGATGATTGAACAAAACTACTTTCTTGCGCAATTAAGGTGCTATGATAATCTTGTAAACAAACTAATCAAGGAGGGTTATATGGCTCTATCTTCAAACAAACTCACTGCGTGTGACGTACACGAGGTAACCAACGTCAAACAAGCTGTGCTTGGTACTATAGCGCACACCGCTGATGGTCGTAAGTATCGCTATGCTAAAAATGGCGGCACTCAATTAGCGGCAGGCGCAACTGTCATGGCTGCGACACAGGCGGCATATACATCGACTGCTTCCAAGAAATTGGCTATTGGCGACGCACTTGTACCAACAACTGGCACTGTCACCGCTGCTAATGCACCAAAATATGAGGACGGCACGTTGACAATCAACAACGCCAAATACCTCGCAAGCGGTGTTACACAAAATGGTGTCATCAGCCTGCAAGACGCTATTGACGTACCTGCTGCAAGTGGTGCAACAACCTCGTTAGCTATTAATCCATATTGTGGCGTTGTAGCTGGTAGCGCATCGCCTATTGGTACGGCTGAAGTAGTTGTTCCTGCGAACGCTTACTTCTGGGCTTTTGTATCCGCCTAATCTGTGATACAATAGCAACAAGCTGGTTACGGAATACCCTTTCTTTTCCAGCGGCAAATAGACTGTTTCGGCAGTCTATTTTGTTTTGTGTAATAATTTTGTATAATAAACTCATGAACGTAAAAGAAAGGGCACTATGTCTGTAGAAACAACACTTAAGCCACTTCCTGGCTATGCACTAGTAAAGCTAGGCAATCAATATAAATCAGGATTATCAACTGAAAAAGAAAAGTACGGCACGAATACAAGTGGTACGTTAGTGGCTGCTGCTTTTGGAATTGAGCACAACATATCAGAAAGAATAATAGGCAAAGTGGTATACTTCGCTGGTTTTCAGGATGGTGAACCTATCACTGATAACGGCAACGAGTACGTGTTTGTACCTATTACTGAATTAAGGGGGGTAAAAGGATAATGCCAAAATTGTCTACAGTACGCAATATCATCGCTGGTCGTGAACTTGACGACAAAATCAAAGAGGGTGTTGAGAAAATCTACAACGTCGCTCTTGCATCATACGGCGTGAACTCTGGTAATGTGATGATTGAACACCGCTATGGCGAACCACTGGTGTCACACGACGGTATCACTAATGTCGGTAAGTTAGTAGTCGAAGATTCAGTCGAAAATATGGTGGTGTCACTAGTGCGCCAAGCAAGTGAAAAAACTAATCGTGATGCCGGTGATGCCACAACGCTTACCGTCATTCTCTCAAAAGTTGCATACGAGTTTTGGTTGAGCAAGCACCAATTCTTTACGCCACGCCAAATCCAAAAACAGATTGATGATGTAGTAGCAAAAGTTCTTAATTACATCAAAGAAAACAAGCACGATACTACAGACGAATTGCTGCGTGGCGTATCACGTATTTCTGCTGGTGATGAGGCTATTGGTGATATGGTATTTCACTCTGTTAAAGAATCTGGTGAATATGGCGGCATTACAGTAGTTGAAACTGCTGAACCAACTATATCTACAGAAACGGTCAAAGGTTTTACATTCAAAAAGGGCTTAAAGTCAGTAGCATTAGCAAATGACCTACAGGCTCTGAAAAGCCGTTATACTGAACCAACTGTCATTGTGATGTCAAAGCTAATCACCAAAAATGAGGATATTCTGCCCATTCTTGACCAGACAATCATCTCTGGTGCGACTGGCATTGTACTAGTGGCTGATGTGTCTGGACAGGCTCTTGAATCAATTATTGCTAACCGTATGAACGGCAAACTTGACATTGCGGTGGTTGAGCCGCCAGCAGTAGACCGTGATATTTTCTTGCAAGACGTGGCACAATACGCAAGCACTGTGGTGTTCTCTGAGCCAGTCGCTGACTTTGATGTGAACAAGCATTGCGGCTCTGTTGAAGAGGCGTATATTACGCTATCTGAAACAACACTAAACGGCTGCAAAACGCCAGACAAACTAGCTGACTATATATCAAATATCAGCTCTGAGGCACGTCTTGAGGTACTCAACGGCAAGACTGTACGTATCTCTGTAGGTGCGCCAACACAAGCTGAGCGCCAAGAACTAAAACTGCGCATTGAGGACGCTGTGTGTGCCGCCAAAACTGCATTAACGTACGGTGTTGTACCTGGCGGCGGTGTATTCTTGCGAGATATGTTCCGTACGCTGTTTAAGCCAAATGAACAATACAGCGAATTGTCATATTTTACCAAACCATTCAGCCTGCTCACTGGCGACAATGCCAATATGATTACCGAATACAAGGACGGTTCTGGTGTTGATATTTACACTGACAGAGGTGTTGATAACATGGTTGCTGCTGGAATTGTTGATAGTGCTAAAGCTATTGAAGAGGCGGTTGTAAACTCACACTCAATTGCCGCTCAGCTAGTATCAATTAAAACAGCATTAACATTCAAAGAGGATATGAACTAAATATGTTCAGTTTGCTCACAATATTACTGCTGGTAGGGCTAAATGTTCAGTTATGGCTCATTGGTCATCTTTTGTCTGAAAACGCCACACACGACGCCACAATGCGTCAAAAACTAGATGCCATCGAAAAAGATGTGAAAAAACGAGGATTTGTCACACCACCATTTGATGCCGCAAACCCTGACCGCTCTACACGTGGCTCTAGCTCACACATCATTCAACGTAAGCCACCAGACCAGATACGTAACGAGAACTTTGAAAAAATAAAGCAGGGACAGACGTATGGGAGTTATTAGGGACGGAAAATATTACCCAGATGAGCAACCGCCAAAACAACAGGTAAAACCTGTGGTTGCTCAGGTAGCAGCACGTGGTAATATAGACCGTGATTATGAAAACCATGCTCATGACCTGATACAGCCATATTTGCCAGACGGCACGCCAAACCCTGACTTCATTGAGTGGTATCCTGAGGACGCTAAAAATTATGGATTTATTCCAGAAACAAAGGAGGATTAACAATGCCTGTAAAAAAATCACCATTCCCAGACCACGCTGAGCTGCGTGTAAAAAGCTACCGCTCAGAGATAATCGTTGATATTGTGACGATGAGCGCTGGACTAGATATGGCGATAGCCGCTATCAAGGATGGTAATATTACTAAGAAAACACGTGAGGGACTTCGTGATTTAATTAGTCAAACCTACATCTTGTATTCACGCAAGATTGCTCTTGGTATACTCAAGGAAGATGGCTGCGTTGATGATACAGCTAAAATAAGCAATGTATCGATTGCTTTTGACCTGCCAGATGAATATCACGATGATTTAGTTATATACTATAAACAAGACAAACAATAATTCTTACCAAAATAAAACACCGCCCCTCGCACAGGCGGTGTTTTTGTGTACTAGATATTCCACTCGTACTGCAGGCACTTATCACCATTCGCATGATGTTTTCTTAAATGCCACTTCTTGACCCTACCCATACTCGTAAATACTTTCCTGACATGTACACACTCCATGGTTTGAAATTTGTACCGCCATTAGATATTTTGTATGCCCAAGCAATGTTAGTAGCTAAGTTTTGCAACTCAGCACACGATGGGCGACCAGCAATGGTTCGTATCTGCATAGCACCGCAAGATGGGGCGTGCAGCCCGCCAATTGGGTAGTTATCCCCTACAGCGTTAGTGTTACAGCCGCTCTCTGCTTTGGATATGCGTACGACAGTTTCAACGTCCCAACTATACTTGCTGGCTTCAGCACGTACAGCCTCACAACCCGTTGGCGATGCCACAGGTACTTTTGTGGTTGACGTTGCAACTTCCTTGCTTACTTCGTTTTGTAAAGGTGCTTGTTTCTCTTGCGCCTCGCTTTTAATCTTTGCTTGTCTAGTTAGCTCAGCGGTAGCTTTTTCTCTCTTGGCAATTTCCGCTACTTCAAATTGCCTACGTGTTTTGACGATAACTCAACTGCACGTGCCTCAACCTGCGCATTGTACTTGTTTGCAAATACAGTGCCAGCGATAAAGCTTATGACTAGGCTCACCAGTACGATGACGCCAATAATCAGCGTGCTTACTTTAATAGTTTTTGGTTGTTTTTTAGAGTTTTCACTCATTTTTTCTACCCTTTCTTTTTGGTTGATTTCCGTAATCATTTAGATTGCTCCTTTCTGATTACATAACCAGTATAGCACACCGCTCAAGCATTGTCAATATGTTTAGGCTTATTTCGTGCTGCGTTATATTTACGACCTGGGCAAACGCTCTCATACAGTCCAAAACGTATCAACCAATTTCTGGCAGTGTTATGGCAAACTCCTAGTTCATCAGCGACCAGACGCAATGGCTGACGCACACCATCTCTCCAGTAGGCGGCTATCAGTTTGTTTCTGCTCATACTAATCTTACGGAATGCCATGATATTATTATAACAAAATCACCCCTCGTAGGGGTGATTATTGTTTGCCTTGTGTCTTAACTAAGCACCAATTTTAGTGATACCAGTAATAACACCCTGACGACGTGGTTGGCGACAAATCAAGTTACCAAGAACAATCAATGCACCAATATCACCAAGTTGATTGACTGGGCTCATGAAGTCGCGGAGCTGCAAGAATGACGGTTGCTTGATGTCATCATACACACCCTCGGTCACCTGGTTTGCCATATCAACACTCTTCAAGTCTGGTGACAACAGGCGACGGAACTCAAGATAGTTTTCGTTCAACCAGAACCAACGACCAGCAGTTGCTTTGTCGTCTGCCACAACAGGCTTACCACGGAAGTTTAAGGCGTTAAAGCCAGCAGCACCCTTTAGCTCTGTTGCTGGAACTGACGTGCCCGCAGGCGTTTTGCCACTCACACGATTGTAGCCGTTGATAGCGGTTGGGTTGTAGCTGACGCTAATTTTATCACCCAGAATAGCCTCAAACATCGACCAGATTGCCTTGGTGGTTAATGCGATAGTTGGTGATTCTTGCTCTGAGCCTGCAGCACTCACGTTGTCAAACGTTGATGACAAAAGACCAAAGTTGAAGTTACCACCACTTGCGGCAGTCACGTCACCGTTGACGCTTGGCAATTCAGCACGGCTGATACCACCATATGAGCTGGTAGCAGTACCGTTGTCGGTAATCAAGCCAAGACCCTCGATGTCCTTGCCAATACCATAGCCGTACAGCAAGTCACCAATAGCGTTTGCCAATGAGTTTTTACCCTCATCCAGCTTAGTTGCGACCAGCGACAGCACCTGTTTGTCACCAGCGCCGTTGACAGCCTTTTCAATGCCAGGAATAACAACGCTTTGCTCATATGCTTTGACGTACCATTGCATTGTCCGTGTGTTATTGGTTGCTGCTGTGTTGAACTCATCCAAACCGTCGAACGAACCACCAGTCGTAGAATTGGCAATCGTGATAGGCTGGTCCTCTGTCACACCTTTCCAATTCTTTGGGTTGGAGGTCATACGAGCGGTAAAGATATTAGAGTTGTTCACAAAGTCTACAATCGACGGCATAATGTCGTTGTAGGTGATACTTGTAACTCGTTCTGAAAATACCATATTCTACTCCCTTTATTAGTTTACATTTTTACTATATCAGATATATTTGCGCAATCCCTCGGCGATTTTCGTTTATTTTACCAATATATAGCCTACTCCGCCGCAACTGAATTAAGCATTGACCGTAATGTCTGTAACTTCCTTTGCGCTTTTGCTTGACTGTCAGTGTTTGTCGGGATAAGCGCCTTAGCCCGTGCCATATCTGATTCAGATAGTGCACCAGATTCACCAAGCGCCTTTAGTAATGATATACCAACAGATTGTGACTGGTCATTGTACGCTGCAATCTTTGGATTATATGCACCGCCTGTGGCACTATTCAGCAGGTTAGTCAGTGTACCACCAGCAACGCCCTGTGCCTCATAATTGCCCAGCATAGAATTAAGTTGTGACATAGCAGTTTCCATATCACCGCCTTTTTTGTTCTTTTTACCAGCATTTGTAGCAGCTCGTTTGTCTGCTCGTGTCTCTTTGTTGTCCAGCATGTCAATCATTGTGCCAAGTGCTTTTGCGGCTTTTGCGTTATTATCCATCAGTGCTGCAACATATGCATTTTCTAACTGGTCACGACTATAGCCGCCAACAGTAAGCTCTTGTTGCGATTGTGTCATCTCTTTCATTGTTTTATTGTTGTTTGGCGTTTCAGCACTACTTGTCATTGCGTTACCAACGGATTGTACGGGCGGCAGACCATTGTTATTATTGTTGCCGCCACTGCCTAACAGAGATAACGCCCCGATACCGCCACCAATCAGTGCGCCCTTTTTGAGCGTATTTTGTGCCTTACCGCTGTCAAAAGCATCAGCTAACTTCAACATTTTTTCACCAGTTTTTTGTGACAGTCTCTCGAGAGGTTTGCCAAGAGTGGCGTCAACTACATCGCCAACAACAGGTAAACTTTTTAACTTCGCTGATAAAGCACCACCACCACCAGCATTATCAGTCAAGCGGTTGATTTCCTTAATATCTACAAAGTCTTTTAGCTTTGAGCGCATCGCTTGGATAGTTCGTTCATTTGATGGCACATCTGCTATTTCTTTAGCAAGACGCTTAAAGGCTTCAGCGCCGATATTATCACCACTGCGTACCGCCGATTGCTGTGCGTGCAATAGATTGTCCTTAATAATTTCCCAACCACCAGCAATATTGCGTGGGTCAACACTATTATCAATACGTGTGTCAATCTCACGTCCCAACTCCTCAAGCGCATTTGCCATATTCTTATTTGGTGTTGCCCCGCCACGGTAGTCTGCTGCCTTATTCCTAAAAGCTTTTGCAATACCGATAGGGTCAAGGTTGTTAGTGCCAGTAATTCCTAGCTTATCTTGAATAATGCTTTCTAATTTTGCGTCACTTGCGGTACGTTGAATAGTCTCTCGCAAGTCGTTCAAATCAACATAGTTCTGTGGGTCGCCGACACGTGAAAAGTTTGTACGCATATCATCAATTACGCTACTCACAAGACCCTTGTTTTTACCATCCTTGCTGCCCATCAACTGCTCTGCCAAATCCTCAAGCTTTTTAACATCGCTTGTGCCAGTTCTCTCATACAGCTTGGTAATAGTTTCTGTAGGGTCACCACCCCTCCCCTTTAACTTGCGTACATCAGCACGAGTAAGATTCATAGGCGCATTCATCCCTCGTTCACCGCCCTCACGTAGAACATTAGCAATACCTGATGTTTTTTGTGCTGCTGGTAAAATATTATCTAGCACACCGCCGCCATTACTTGCAATACTAGTAGATATACTATTCGCTACATCATCGCCATAATTAGTAGCAAGGCGTGCCAGTACATCATCACCGTGATTAGCTGCCGCACGTGAAAATAGTTTAGATAATCCGCCAAACATTAGTAATACCCTCCTTGCTGCATCGCATAATAATCTTCAATTGTCTGTGGTTGTTGCTGTCCACCGCCTAGCAGTCGGCTGCCGCCATATAATGCACCGCCGCCTAGTGCTAATTTACCAAAAGTACTTTTTGGCACGAGCGACCGCAAAGCCTCTTGATACAATGCTTTGTCTGGTATCTTGCCCATAATACTAGCCATATCGTCAGTACCAACACCAGCCCCAGTCAAGCTGTTCTGCACTAATTTACTGCCACGATTGCGCAACGCTTTGCCGCCATATTTCATAGCAGCTGGCATTGCCAATCCAAATGCCGCACCAGTTCCAGCACTGCTCAGTGCGTCACTTAAATTAGTGTCAGCGCCATTTTGGCGTAATGTCTCCAGACCGCCGAATGCTGCGCCTGTCGCTGTACTACCTGGAATAGTATAAAGTGCCTTGTTTACTTTGCCCAGCCCACTAGCAACCTTACCCATATTAAGTGCTTTTGCTGCACCGCCAACAGCAGGTAGTGCGCTAAGCAGTGTCTGACCTGCTGCCCCAATATCGCTCATTACATCCCTGTCCTTATAATTGCCAGTAGCCAAATCAAGTGCTGCCGTACCTGTTTGCGCAATTGGGTTAAGGATTGAACCAAGCAATCCATCGCCAAAATAGTTATGGCGTTGCTTTTTCATCGTCTCATCAAACTGCTTTTGCGTGTCGTTGTAGGTGTCGCTATTACGCTGAGCAACTGATTTGATGCTGTCCATAGCATCACCCCATTGATTGTCATCAATAGAGCCCTTAAACTTGTCACGCATACCACCCATCTTTTGTGACACAAAATCAGCCACAAACTTATCTGTGTACGCTTTGTCTAACGCTTGACGCTGCTCTTTCTCATATGCATCACGCCCTTTACCAAACAACCAATCAAACATTACCAAGCCCAGCCTTTCCCAAATAGTGCTAATGGTCCATATTTCGCAATACTCTTACCGTAACCACTAATAAAGTTGTCATTACCTCTGTTAAATTCTGGTAACGCATTACGTCGGCGGTTGTACGCTTCCTGCTCTAAATTGTTCTGTGCAACTATGCGCCCAATCCGTTCTTGTTTTGCAAGCTCTTTTTGAAATGCTCTGTCTGCATTTTTGCTCTGTTCCTGCCTATCCATGAGATACTTTTGTAAACCAAACTGTGCATTGCGGTCAGCAGCAGCACGAGCATTTGCCTGCTGCTCTTTCCATCGCTCAAGTTCCATAGCCTGTTGTCTGAGATTCCAGTCGTCACGTGCACCATATTGTGCTGCCAATGCGTCACGGTCTTTCTGATATTCACCATATGCTGCGTTACGCTGACCAAGCAAAGTTGACCATGCATTTTGTAAGGTGTTGATTGCATCTTGCTGCCCCTGATATTGCCCAGTTGCGGCGTACTGTGCCTCCTGCAAGGCACGGCTCATCAAGGTGTTGTAATCCTGCGAGGCATTAGCATAATTCTTGCTGTAATGGTCTGCTGTATCCTGCATAGCTCCCATCTGGTGTTGCAATGCACGCTGTCGCTGAGCTTCAGTTAGTCCAGTGCCGCCAAATTGCTGCCTGATTGACGCTGGTAAATTATTGATGGTTGCCCCAATTTTGTCCACTGCATCACGAGCCTCATTGAAAGTACCACGTGCTTTGTTAATTTCGTCAGTATTCATATACTGATTGCGAGCACTATTATAGATGTCGCCAAAATTCTGGCGAGTATTAAACTGCTGGTCAAATTTAGTCTTTGCTGCATCAGCTTGCTGTTGGTACTGATTGTACGTATTATAGCTTCTATCTCTTGTACCAGCTGCCTCATTAATACGTTGTCCAAAATCCATAATATACTCCTTACCATTATTGTATCACCTACAGATAATAATAAGTTGCACGTTTTACTAATTACGCCACCCTTTTTCAACAGCAGACCATGATATTTTATTAGACTGGAAGTTACGTATGAGTTGGCTATTGTACAACTTGTCATCACGCATACGTTGCTCCATTGCCGCCTCGCTATCCGCTGCCTGTCTTGCCAGAGCAACACGGCTATTGATTTGCTGCATCTTAAAGTTATGCATCCACTGCTCAAACTCACGCTTACGCTGCAATATTCGCTGTTGCATTTGGTAGTCACGATATGCTTGGTCTGCCCTAAACAGCTCATTCTCCGCTTGTCTGACGGCATCACTCACCTGTTTTTCGTTAGCGATATTCTGCTGCCATACATTCATCTTTGTGCGTACTTTATCCCAATACGAATCATAATTTTTGTTGGCAACATTCATAGATGTATTAAACGCATCATCAACCAGTTTGTTGTAATTAGCGAACTTCGCCTGGTAATTAGCGTCATACTGCTTAAATTGTGCACTGAGTAGCTTATTTTGCCGCTCCCTGTATGCATCACGCTGTGCTTGAGTTAACGCCGTACCACCAAACACCTGTCGTGTCGATTCACTTAATGTGTCAATCTGCGAACGTACTAAATCAACATTTTCACGTGCTTTAGTGTAATCATTTTTGGCATTCTGAATATCTGTGGTATTAGTGAGCTGGTTCTTCTGCTGCTCATATAGCGTACTAAACTGTGGCGCTGTTGAAAACGCTTGGTCATACTCTGCCTGAGCCCTGTGTGTATCTTCCTGTGCACGTGCGTAACTAGCCCTCGTTTGGTCACGGTGGCGTGTTGCGTCGGCGATACGTTGCTGAAAATCCATACTATTACTATTATAGCCTGTACGGTGTATTTAGTACTGTCAAACGTATTCGTATACCCTGAATCCATACCCAGTCTTTCCATCTTGCCCTGTATCCACCGCTTCCTGCACGCTGTATCCAGTTATAGGGTATTGACGTAAATAATTTAATTTTACCATCAGGCATTACTCGGTACTTTACTGCTGGTGCTGAAAAATATGATGCGGTTACTGAACCAGCGTTAAATTGCTCTAGCGTGTTATATCTAGATGACCCACCTTGTCCTTGCAGAACGCTAACCATATTTGGCATATTTCCGTTAATTATGCTCAAATTATTTAGACCATCAAAGTATTTTGGTAAACTTTTCGATACAGGCACCAGATATGTATTGGCATACCCGCCACCGCCGCCAGATGTATATTGGTGCGCCCTGCCCTGATAATTTGCCTGTTCTACTTTATCTGTCTGCACCGAAACCACTTTAAGAGTATCGCCAGGAAAGCCAGTATCAATAGTCAATGCCTCACGCTCCATCACGCCAAAACCTTGGTAAAATTGCCAGTTTTCAACATAGCCAGGATAGGGCGGCTGTGGCTCTGCATGATACCCGCCTAGTAATATCTCAAATGTCTTGAACTGTGATGTTGGACTGGTAATATCTGCTCCAAAAAGTCGATATTTGCTATTCATAAACTCTAGCTGAGGCTGATTGTCATCTAATATCTTTACACCGTAATCATCGTGTTGTATAGATATAGATTGTGTTAAGTTGCGGTCATCATCCATAAAGCCAATTGTGCCACTGCCACCGCTCTGCACTTTGTAAGTTTTACTGACCATATCAAAATAACAGTTGCTTGGTGCAGGTGTGTCTGAATATTCTATGCTACCTTTTTTGACTGGCATACCGTGGAACACCTCTACACCATTTGCGTCAAATATTATGAATTCAGCATAATTTAATCGGGTTGGTCGTGTGTCTGCAGAGCCGTTGATGTTAATTGACGCGATATAGATAGGGTGACCGCTACTAGTCAATACTGAATTCGATGTTGTTGTACTACCAGCCACCTTAGTAGTTTTGCCAAAATCAATATCATACACAATATCTGCGTCATATGACACCTGGCTCAAATCAACCTTTAACGCTATATCACTTCCCTCATTGACATAATCTGCACGAAATCGTGTACTTTGGGGGTCTGTAAACGGTGCTATAAAAAATACATTGAACAATGTGCCGTTTTCACCACGACTGCCAAATAGCGGTAAAACCTCATTTGTGGTAAATTGCCCTTTCGTGCCTTTAATTTGAGTTACTACTCTGTAACCCTCCTGCGGCACTATCCCTGTATTAATGTATTGTCCTGCGAACCTTAGCCATTTCATAAACACCTCACATATTTATAGTGTAACTTGTTTTGTCTTTATCTGGCGCAATCATCGGCTGTCTCACTAACACAAGTGAGCATTTATTTGCAAATATTTGACCATCTAGCAAATAATACCCCGTGCCAGAACCTGATATTGTAAAGCGAAAACCAGCTGGTGCTTGTATAGATACGCCGCCCTGTCTCCAAGTCCCGTCGTTATTCTGTACAAAACAAAAAGGTGATAATTTATCAATACTAATGCCATTTGGTATGTACAGCTTTACATCTTTTTTATCACTGGTCGCAATTTTCACCGCAACCACCATCATTGATTGAATATTTGCGTTTATTCCTAAATCCATTGGGCTGGCAGCGTTTGGATTGCCAGTTAATATATGCTTGAACCCATAATCATATTGATTGCCCCAATCAATTGGTAACCCATCATCAAGATAAGGATACTCAACATCGTGGTCAATGTTCACCGCTATCACAAGTAGCTTTGGTTTCTTGCTACCAATACTGATATAGGAATTATATTCACCTGCACTCTGAAAGATACGTCTATAGTAAATGTATTTTGTGTCCCAACTCAAATACTCTCCTATTGTATTGTTGTTATCTAGGTTTATAACCATTGGTACATAATCAAGGGTATGCGTCACTCGTACGTTATGCTTCCAGAACTGTGATGTAGTGCCGTTAAATTCATTCCAGTGTTCATACGCACCAGTTTCCTGTATTTCCCAATCTGCGCCCTCTTGCAAGAAGTCCACTATAGCAAGTAGTGGAAAAGATGAGTTGTACAATAAATTATTATCAGAGGCGTATCGTGCATCATAGCCACGACGTGCAATCTTAATGCCATAATCACGCTTGGTAATCATTGTACTAGGCAAGCGTTTTGCGTCTGCTGGCGGCTGCATTAGAATGCCCCCTGAGAGTATCCCATCATTACCACAACACGTCCATTGCGGTCAACAACCTTGATTAAACCTTGAAGTTGCTGGTCACCTCGTTGCTGTCCTGTTCTTTGTTGTCTTGGTGCAATTTGGTTTTGCTCGGCAAGGTTAGTGATATTAGTATCATCAACCGTCATGAACGTGTCACTCATTTTGCTAGTTTTTAGCTCTTCATAAGGTGTTTCAATATCTCCAGTGTTTGAATTGTATACAGTCTCTGCCATTATAGTTTCCTCTCCTCACCCAAACTTCGCACATTAGCCTGCACGGATATTATGCGTGGTGAAATGGTATTAGTGTCACTAGTTTCACCATCAAAACCAAACTCAAGCTCACGAAAGCGCTTATTTATCTCTAGTTTTACCTCTATATCGCCTTGTTTAGCACTATATGTACCATAGACCCACTCTCCGCCGTCAATACGATACTTTGGGGTGATTTTTACACCAGCTGGTAACTTGCTGAACGTCGCACCTATACGCATCGCCATTTTTTCTGTCCATGGTGCACCGCCATCGTATTTTAAGCTCTCGTACTTAAACTTTCTGGCTGGTTTACTGTCGTTATCCACAATTGCCATATTATAAGTAGTGATATTTGTGTGAGTATCAGTGACACTGTATGAATAATACAGCGTATCGCCATAATTCCAAATACCACCAATCTCTAACTTTTGGTCATCACTGTTATAATTACCAGTTGTTTCTGGTATATCGTATGAATAGTAGAAACTATTTGGATAATTTTTATCAACAGACCCCCACGAATAAATGCCATGTCGCATTATTTTCAGAGTAGTTATGCTTGGGTATGCCATCAGCAAAATGCCACGCCGCACTGCCATACACTTCGGGTATACGTCAGTCGCATCACGCGTATTTGTGTACTCACTCTGTGAATCATTGAGAGTTCTAGTCTTAATAAGCTGTTTACCTCCTGTGTAGGCGTAAATAGCTCCATCAATGACTGCATATGTGATATTTTGGTATGTATAGAGACTTTTTGGCTCGCCCATAGGCGTATCAATCTTAAAGTTAAGTGCATCTGCATAACCGTCCCAAAAACCAAGCATACCCTCTTGAAATGACCTGCCTGGCACTGAGCTCACCTTTTCGCACCCAGCTACAACATATTCGTCATTACTGGTGAGGCTGGTAATCTCCATACCCGTTTCGACAATGGCACGGTGTCGGTCAAACTCGCTTTCATCAACCTCATCAAGCCCAGACGGCAACCAGTCAACCAGATACTGCCCGTTACCAATAATTAGCTTAGACCCTAACCAGTTAATAATAGGGTGTGCCTTACGTCGTGTGTTCTCTAGTAGCGCTGCATAGTACTTAAAGTGTAGTCCGTATAACTGACCGGTCTCATATGATTCAACAGTAAAACCATTATCACTTGCGTACAGGTGAATATGATATTCTGTGCCAAAGTTCTTCACTTCTCCAAGCCTTGTCTGGTCAAAATCAAAGTATGTCAATCCAGTAGTAGTAACTTGTGACGCATCAATAGTCTTTGTCGCCATGACACGGTGCTGTGGGTCATGGACTGTCAATGTAACCGTCCCACTGCCCTTTGCCAAGAACTTCACGCCAATACGCACCATTGGTGACTGGTCTGGCAAGAATATACATGTATGCACGTCAGTCTCCTGAATAGATGTCTGCAACTGATATGAGCCATTTGTGCCGTTCTTAAATGACCACCTGTCAACCGTGCCGCCAATCCACTTGTCTAGGCGGTTTTTTACAAGGATTTTGGCTACAGTTGGATATTTGCTAGCTGCTGCAGTCACTGTTTTTACTTCTGAAGGCTCATTGCGGGTAGCGTTAGTGTATGCGTATATCCTATCAATACCCGTGATATACAGTATGTCTGTAAGCCTCCAGTATGCCAAGTCGCCAAATGTACCATTTTCCCAATTTGGTAGCGTTGCCGCCAGTGTAATGTCATTGTCGTTATCAATCTTGTATAGTTTGCCGTCTTTAGCAATCCCCCACCGTACGCCGTCTGGTGTCTGCGTCATTGCTACAATCAGGCTGGCGAGGTCGCTATCACTTAACTTACGTGCGCCGGGCAATACTGTCATTTGGCTTGGGTTTTTGCGTGCATCAAGGCACTCTGCGTCGCCAAAACTGTTTTTGATGCCAATCTTTCGGTCAGTACCTTTGCCGCCATAAAACGCTGTCTGGCTAACAATCGTATCTCCTGCGTTTCCTGATGCCATACTACCCCCTCAAAATACCTGGGAACACACGGCTGCTGCCGTTTATATGTGTGCCTCTACCATTAATAACGCCGCTAGATGTCTTTTTGCCATAAACCCTGCGATATTCAGCAAATGCCTTGTCAAATAGTTGTCCGTACATACCTGCACTCTCTAGGTCTTTGCGTAGCAGGAAAAACTGCTGTGCGGCGTAATGAACTGGTGCTAGGTGATATTCCTCTGGGAATGCTGGACATTGACCGATTAGGATAGGAACATTATTTTCAGTCAAGCCCTGGTAGTTATTGTCAATCTGGATATTGTTTTTGTCAATGAACTTCACAATCTTGTACCAATTTCCGTCAGAACCATTAGTTACAGTTAACCAACAGTCATTTACCATGTTTGGCTTGAACCGACCTTGCGGGTCTACGACAGTAACGCCATTTTCAGTCACATTGGCGTTTAGCTTTACGTCCTCAATCGCCATGTCCACCATACGGGGCTCGTAACTTACCACAAGTCCATCAGCGACAGTTTGGCGTGGTGTTGGGTACAGTCCAATCTCATCAGCACCTTTAACGAAAAAGTGTGTTGGGTGTCCAGCAGCGGAAAATTGCGACACATTCAGACTGTCCCACTCCTCCTCGCTAAACACTTCGGTGAGTGGCACCATTCTGTTACCATTCTTTACACGAACGGTGCGGACACGCAACATATCGCTTGGAAACTGATAATATTGCTGGTTGGCGTTTAGATTAGTTTTCTTCTCACGCCGTGTCCAATAGCGACGTGCGGCATTTTGAAATAACTTAACACCAGTGTGAATATCCGTGATAATACTGTCCATGTCTGGAGCATCGTCATAAATGCCACAAAAGTTAGCCGCCTTTTTTTTCATCTGTGTAAATGTCAACATCCGCCAGTCCTTTCTTGGTTTTATTATATCATTTAATCATAATACTGTCGTTGCCAATCAGTTTCTTTGCGTGTGTCACTATTACGCCAATTTTGCTCAATTCTTGGTGTATTTTGCCAGTTTTTTGGCTGTTTTTCGTCACTATTACGCCAATTTTGCGGTAATTTGTCTGGTGTCGGGTTACTAATCCTGACTGAGCCAATTTGTGTGATATTTTCCGTTCGTGTAATACGAATATTACCACTTTGAACGATATTTGGCTGAGTTATGACAAAAACACGCCCATTTTGGCTAATATTTTGCTGGTATTCGACTAAAGATGAGCCACTTTGGTCTATTTTACGATTATGCGTGATTACAGAATTGCCATTTTGATGTAACAAGCTAATGCTACCAATTACAGCACTGCCCAATATACTAAGAATTCTATCATTTTGAATATTGGCATTACCAGATTGGTTTATTGTGTTTGCCACGTGAAACGACTCAACTACAGCACTACCAGCCTGATTTACCTGCTGAATACGCCCAATCCTAGCATTCCCTGTCTGTGTGATATTACCAATGCGTTGCACACACACATTACCATTTTGCGCTAGGGTTAGTGTTTGTTGAACACGGCTATTTCCTATCTGTTGCTTGCTTTGGATGTGCGCAATACGTGTATTACCAATCACATCAAGGTTACATGTGCTTTGGATATTGGCATTACCATGTTGTATGAGCTCATTGACGGTAAAGGCTGGTCTAAACTCCGAACCAAACGCCATACTGCCATAGCCGCTACTAAACACACCAACTGGCGTCGATGGCTGCAACATCGTAATATACTCAGCAACACTTGCTGGTGGTGTATCTCCATTTGTGCCAACTGAGAATAAATTATATTCGACAGTGTGATTTGGACCATATGTTCCATAACCTATATAGTGCGCACCGACTGTTCTGTTAGCATACGTTACTGTAAACGTCCAATCATTTGGCTCTAATACTCCATCACGCCATATCTTAATAGCGTGCTGATTACCACCCACTACTTTCCATCGTATCCAATACTTCTGACCATTTTGCCAGTCATAGTTAGCAAAAGCTACTGTTCTCTGAGTGCTATCATCGTACAACTGTAAGGCTTTGACGCCACGAGCTGGCAAGAACGCAAGAGATAGCCCCTTGTTATCTGCTGTGTAATCCCAGTTTATAATACCGTATGAGCCTGGCACTTGTTGAACAGCATCAACAGAAAAACACACCAACATATTAACGTCATCAATGTTGTTCGTAAACCTAGTGTCAGCAACAAAAAGCTGATTTGCTTGTGTACTTGAAAATCTTAATACGTGTTGACCATTTTTTGATATAATATCTTGTGTTTTACCAGAACCAGCTGGAACAACTCTTAAATTGCCTGTGTTTTGCAGGCTCCCGACTGCTTTGTCTCTATAATCATCTATATATATAGCCATTGTATTGTTCCTAGTGTATTGTATTACTTGAACCTACTATAATTTTAACACTAATCTGACAATATTGATTTTACGACTATGCCCATGTTTGCTGCTACTACCTCAAAATGGGATGTGCTTGCGGGTGGGAGTGTATCAATAGTTAATTATAATGTGGTAGAGTATGACACTGTAAAGATGTTTAATAAGAGCACTCATCAAGCAACTGTTCCTAAAGACGGCGTTTATACAATCTCTGCTAAAGCAGCTGTAACGTCAGCTGGCTATAATCCATCTGCTACCGCTACCGTTGTAGTGTATAAGAACGGCGCGATGCTAGAGGAAATGACACGAATAGCTGGTAGTGGTAACGTCTTGACCTTAATGCGTTTATCTCATACATTTGACGTGCTTCTTAAGAAGGGTGATGTTATTGATGTACGAGCACACTGCTCTGAAGGTCGTGATTATGGAGGAGCATCCACACATAGCCGCTTTTCAATGAGATTTGTTGGAAATAACAATACCTCTAATGGCTAAACTTCACCAATTGCAACCCACGACACACCATGCCACGCCGCACCCATACCGCCAGCCGATGATGCCACAACATTAAATCCTGTATTGCTGATAGTGTTAGCCTCCACGACAGTGCCAGCACCCACCGCATTAGTAAATTCTTGCAATCCACTAGCTTGCGAGCCTACTTTATAACCGGCAAATGTACAGGTGATAGAGTGTATCTTTTTGAATTGTTTAGGAAAACTAACAGGCGTTATAAACTGCTTGTTGTTTACAGTACTGTTACCAATAAATTGTGTCCAGCCGCATTGTACCACAACAGTGTCAGGCGTGACATTTGTGTTGTGGGCTTTAATGCCGACTGTAGTCGTAAAATCAATATTGTCCGCACCAATCTTATCATCAGCATACACAGAATTACTTACTACTGAGTTTTCGGGAAAAGCTTTTCTCACTGTCCCCTTTTGAGCACGAACAATATTCAAGTTATCTCCAGAAACTGCTGTCACTTGCACTATTTCGCTATTACCCATTGTTGGCAATTGACCAAAGGGCGTAATCGTCAGATAAAACGGCACTGGCGGCATACTAGCAGCATATCCAGGCTGAAGCCGTAACGTATTAGTAGTAGCATCAAGTGCTGATGCAGTTAGTCCATTTGCCAGATTTGCTCTATTGCTCATATATCGTTATCACCTTTTCTACTATTTTACCACTTCTGCTGTCTTTACCTGCGTACCCAAAATTATAAGCAACTACACGTGGCTCTGGGTTTTTGCTAGTACTCTCCATGGTTCTAAAATAGATAAGTTTAATGTCTGTCAACTCTTCACCTGGTCGCTCGAGCCATATGAGGTTTGAATCAATAACAAATGAGCGGCTTTGCATATTTAGGAAACATGTGTGTAGTCCATCTACTGATTTGAGCTCAAACCCGATAAGTTCGCTCTCCTGTTGTTTGTCCAGAATATCACGAAAAGCAGAGGGGTTATACTCTGCGTTATCATCGTGTTTGCTGTACCTGTCGTTTGATGGCTGCTGTATTTTAGTGCCATCTGCAAATATTGCTGTCCATAAGTAGTAAAACATTGTATTGTTCTCCTATGCTAAATGATAACTAATTTTCGTTCCACTGGAATGTCAACGTCTGATTGCCAACATCGCCTGCTGCCGCTGCCGCTGTGGTCTGTATCTGTGTTACACAATATTGGCTGTAGCCAGCTGTAGTTAACGTTGGGGCTGCTGTACCCTCTGGACCAGTAGTTGAAAAGTTCACCGCTTGACCACTATTGATTGCTGTAGTGCTTGTAATGTTAGTTGAACCAGATAATGCTGCACGTGACGGTGTAGCATAAGTACTGGTGATTTTGTCTACTAACGTTATGCCTGTACCAAGCGCCCCTGCGGTGTGTGCAAACCTACCAGCACTGATTTGGTTAAACGTACCAGTAAACCGCACAAACTGATATTTATGAAAACTATTTTGTCCAGCAATGATTGGTGCGTTTGCCCGTGGCGTATTAATGTCGTCAACAGACTTCCAATCAACTTGATTGGCATTATTCCTAGTAGCTCCTTTGGCTGGGCTGCCTGTAGCTGCGCCGTTATCTTCTTGCCATACTGCTGTTGCTGCCATAATTTAATCCTTTCCCTATGCTCTTATCATACCATGTTGTAGTTCATTTTCGCTTGCTAATTCATATGTGCCGTCGTCTTTTATCAACAGCCACTTACCATCATATGCATCACATGTATTTACTCCGCAAAAGCCTAATACAGCCATCATATCTTCTGGTATGAACACCAGGTGCGCCGACCGTATCTTGAACTCTGTCATAATCATTTTGCCATCGCTGGTGTTGATGTATGCATCGCCATCACTGTCAAATGATACAATAAACTCCTGCTCACCATTCTCCATTTTGAACCATACCAGGTAATGTTTGCGTGGATTTTCTGGTGTGCCGTACATATAGTCAGCCAATTGTTTAAGCGCCGCTAGGGTTTCCTCACGGTTTCCTAGCGGCTGCTCAATAACGTGTCCATTTCTGAACAACGCTGTCCATCTGAATTGTTTATTTTCGCCACCCACTGGCTATTATTCCTCGGTTTTGAACGCTTTGATGATAGTAACCAATATCACGTTAATAATTGGCGTGTATACACCAAGCATGCCTGGATTTTTCTCAATATACACCACAATAGCAGATAATGCAGCTGATACACCTGCGTACAGTGCCACTTTGCCAATACTTTTAAGGTTTTCTTTAGTTAAACTTGGTTTTGTCATACCTATTCTCCCTATTATTTCTTAAAGTTCTTAAATAATCCTGATAGAAAGTCTACAATAGCTTTTACTAACTTCTCTAGTACACCAACACGCTTCTCTAAGTCGTCATTTGGGTTTGGAATTGGCTTGTCGCTCAGATAGATAGTCTGGATTGCTAATTTGCCGCCCTCAAGTACCATCAAATCGTTGTCAACAAGGTGTGTACTGTGTGTTACCCGTACTTTAGCATTAATTGGCAGTACTTCCTGCGTCACGCCGTCTTCTAGTCGCAATACAGGCGCTTTCGAACGTGTCCACATATCCACATCAGCGATATCCTTGAGGTTCTTCAGCCATTCTGGCTTCTCACGCTCTGGCTCTACGGCTGGGACGCCCAATTTATCTGCTGGTATGCCATACGGCAACCCCTTAGTCTTAGCCCAGCTAGAAATGTAGTATTTCTTGCCACCGACAGTGGTCTCCTGCACAATATCAATCTGAGTTCCTCTAGGAATAACGTGAGGACCTACGCTCGCTGGCGGATTGGCGAGTAAGTTGAGAACTTTGGCGCCATCAGCAGCAATGACTGATAGCTTCTCTCCTGTATAATCACGCCTGTTTTTAATCCACTCTGGCGTGCGTGCTGCCTCTGCTTCACGTCGTTTACGCTCTTGCAACGCCCCGTATTCTGCACTACCCAGGATATCTGCCTTAATCTGGTCTATTGTCCAGCCTCTCGCCGCTTGATTTTTGTAATGGTTCATGCCTGCCGTATCTGGCTCACGCTCTAAAATGCTCAAGAACAGTGTACGGATTTGCTGCTCACTTACTGTAGGCACGCCCTGATGAAAACGGTCAGCAATGGCACGAATACGGTTTTTATCAATTGGCGAACATGATGTCGGCGTCCATTCTTTGTGTACATAAATAGGTAGCCGTTTACCGTAAGCCTTTTCCATATCATAATGGAACTCACCCATCGTCTCATAATCACCATCTGTCAGGCGTGGGTTACACTCATAACCAACTGTAGTTGCGTTACCACGTGCGTTACCTGCGTGCCAAGCGGCATTCGCTGCATCAACAATCCAAGCAACACGTCCAGTTTCGCCTACAACATGGGCTGATGAGTTGCCGTCAGCACGGCATAGCCAGTTTACGATAACCATGAACTGCGGCTGTTGTGCTGGGTCTCCCCACCAGTGGTATGTGATACCATCAATTGTGCGTGGCATTCCATAATAATATGGTACTTGCGCCTGTGGTGTGTAGTTTGGTGAATTGTATTGAGTTATCTCTTGATATGCCATTACCACCTCCTAGTGATATAATCTTTAACTTTATTATATAACGCTCTGACACCAAAAGCCAACATTGTGCCCACAAAAGCACCAACAAGTGCTGCACTTGAGTACCACAATACCCATAACTTCAATAATTCGTTCACCTATCCCTCCTTTTGTATAACCTGATTATTTTGCTTAAGCTCTTTTATCATCATAGTTGAGTTTATCATTTGGTAGGTCAATACAAGGATTGCACCAACCAATGCTGTAGCTACCACCTTACCGAATGTACTGCTGACAAAGCCCCATAGAGTTACTAATCCCTGAATATCCTTTTGTAGAACATACCGCTCATCTGCCACTTCTTGTGTCATCGAATCGTCTACCTTTTCTAGTATCCGTTCAATCATTAGCTGCTGTCGTTCTTGCAATTGTTTAATGTGTTCAACATCAGCCATTAGCTTACCAGCTTCAATGTCGGTTAATCCTACTTGTCGTTCAGCCATATTTTTCCCTTTCTCCCACAAAAATGACGTACTATATCTGTTTATAATATAGCACGTCATCCGTGATTATATTTAGGCGATTAGACTATTCGTCAAATCCCAAATCATCGTTGGTAACTGCTTTTTCAGCAGCTGCCTCACCCTGCCTGCCATCATAGTTGCCACCCTGGTCTGTGCGTGGTGCTTCATCAACCGTCTCAACAGTCTCTGGCGTATCGCTTGTCGCCCTCTCGCTAGTTGGTGTCGCTGGTCGTGCTTCATTTACTGCATTCGGGTCAAATACACCCAAGAATGACTTGTCTAAGAATACATCACGTTCGGCATCGTCACTAATCATATTACGTTCAGCACTGCTTCGTCGCTGGGCGTACTCTTTCCACATACGGTCAAGGGCAATGTAGGCTTGCCACCCAGGTACCACCTTGGTCTCGCCAGATTGCAATACCACTGCCTGTGGTTTGCCAGGAGTAACACGTCGTGTCGCCTTGTCTGGTCGCTCAACCAATTCATCATCTGGGTTAACGAATACATAACCGCTTGGCTTGTCATCAATATTCTTGATACGCACCAAATCGTTACGCCTAAACATATTGTGCAATTTTTCGCCCATTGACACACCAGCGGCTGGTGAAATCTCAGCCCCTCTTAGTAGTTGCTCTGCTGTTAGTAAATCGTTTTGCTGTGTTTTATTGTCCATTGACTACCTCCATTTAGTCCAAATCTTGTTCATACATGTCAACAATATCACGCGCACTCGTGCCAAGTGGAAACCTGCGACGCTGTGTTGTCTTGCTACTCTTGTTTTCACCACCTGGGCTACCGCTAATTTTGGCTGCTGCCTTTTTCCGCTCTGTATCGCCCTTGGCTACTGTCTGCTTTTTCTGGTATAGTTCTGGGTGCATACCCTTGTAAATCTGTCCAGCACGGTACACACTAATCTTTTCGTTACCATCAGCATTGATTTCATCACGCAACTTCAAAATCTCGTTGGCGACTTTGACACCCTCATCATTGTCGAACTCTGGCGTACCTGGCTTGGTCGTAAACTTCGGCACAATACCATCTTTTTGTAGCCGCTCGACATCCGCAACAACACGCTGGCTCTCCTGCTGCCGCTGGGTCTGCTGCTGGCGTTGCTGTGAGTACTGGTGTAGCTCATCGGCTATCTTTTCAGCGCGGCTACTCTGTGCAGTGACTTCTGATATAAACTGTGATTCCGCCTTTTTATTAGCAAACTCAAAATCATCAGGTAATTGCTCTGGTGTCTTGACGCGCACCGTTTCACCATCTTTGCCCACTGCGGTAATGTAAGGCAGGCTGTTATAGATGTACTTATTAGCAGGCGGCATATCATTCCAGGTATCCTCTGGCACTTCGCTCGGTCGCTTTTCCCACTGCTGCGGCTGACGTGGCTCGTCTGACTTCTTGTCATCCTCATCCTTTTTAGCAACTTTCAAACCACGTTTTTCAAGCTCGGCTAGTAGTTCATCATCTGATAACCCTTGTGCTTCTGGCTCTTTCTCTTCTGCCTCGTCTTGGCTATCATTGTTTTCTTCATTGTCTGTCTCTTTTTCGCCCTCTCCATCGCTTTCCGACGCTTGCTCTCCGTCATCGGTCTGATTTTGCGTTTCACCCTTGTTTTCCTCACTTTCTTGAGTGTCTGTATTGGTATTATCTTCTTGAGCAGTGTTATCTGCTTCGTTTTCAGCTTGATTGTCCCCCGACAGTAGGCTATCAAGCTTAGATTCGGCAAGCTCTTGAATGTCTTGATTCATCCATATCCCCCATAGTTAATAATTATGGTTATATTGTACAAAATATGAGACAAAAACACAATTATTGCTGTTAAGCCATGTAGCCAGTATCATCACTGCCAAATAATGAGCCAAGAATACTCGCTGTCGGTATAATTCCAGCAGCAGATAGCATATATCGATTCAGCAATTTTTTAGTCGCTTTGCTGTCGCCTTTAGTGTCATATAGTCGCTGAGCAATATCATCCAAAAATGTATTATCTTTCGGCATACCCGCCCTCGGCAACGACCTAAAACTAGCAATATCCTGCGGTCTGATGTTAGCATTAAGTTCTGCATAATGGTGTGTGTCTAAATCGCCCAATGCGTTACCATAAATAGCTCTTTGCAAGTCCTCACGACTGTTAATTGGCGTATGATAGCCCTCAGGAATAATCTCACGCAAGGCTTCCTCCTGCAAGTCTGGCAAACTTCTGCCTTGACCTCGATATTTTCTACTCAATTCATTAAATGCAGCTATCTGCGGCACATCACCAATATCGTCAAGGTTCTTGGACACTCCACTCAGCCTGCCCTGGTTGAGCATTTCTGGGTCAAGCAGCATTTGTTCACGTTGACCTCCACCATAACCAAAATTAAGCTCGTTCAAATCTCTAAGTCTCTGTACACCTACGGGTGAGTATTCTCCGCCTGGTACTGGTCTAGCATTTGCAGTTCTTGCTAACACTGGCATATCTGCAGCAGCACGGTAAACATCGTCTATTGTGCCGTTATCAACAGCGTTTAAGACATCATTCATTATCTGTTCACGCGATGGCAAAGTATTAACACTTTTGACCATATTGTCATAGTCACCAATCTGTTTAATATAATCATTGGCAGCGTCGGTGAAGTCTTTTGCTTTAACAGCAAAGTGCTCTTCTCCATTAGGAAACATGTCGTCAAGTCTCAACTTGGATTCATCGACATACGCTGGTACAATCTTTCGACCATATCCCTCTGTGTTTGGACTGTTTGCCATTGAAGACACAAAAGCCTCGCCAGTGTTCTCTCTGGACTTAAACCCCTTTAGCAAATCATCCACATTGGCATTTGTTTTATGAAAAACAAGACGTTTGCCTGGGTTATTCGATACGAGGTAGTCGTCAAGACTTTGCACGGCTCTAGCCGCATCATCAACATATTTAGACGATAGACGGCTGGCAACATCATCAGCGTTGCTTGATAGTAATTTTTTCAATAGTCCGCTGGTGTTCATATTATCCCCCCATCAATCTGCTCAATACGCCAACATCAGGAATCTCAGCTCCGCCCTCTGGCATTTGTGATATCGGTGCTTCACTCTGTGGCGGCATAGCTCCAGCGTCGGGCATAGATGGGATTGGCGCACCATTTGGTGGCATACCTTGCGGCGGCATCATTGGTGGTTGCGGCATTGGTGGCGGCACCTCAGGCGGTTCAGGTGTAATTGGTAAACTTGGGTCGATTAACATGCCCTGCTCATTCGCTGCTTCAAGTTTAGCACGCTGCGATAATCCAATGACCTCTTGTTCGATATGTTGCAACATCGCTTGCTGATACTCTGGCTTGGCGTACAGGAATTTATCTGTCATAAGCTGCTTGCGGTGCGCGTGGATATGGTCTGGTGTAATATCATCACGTGGCTGTGCCTCTTGACCATTCATAATCAATGAGAAGTCGATGTAGGCGTCACGGTCGGCAACCTCGCTCTTAACATCAGACACGAGAGTGTCTGGTGCCATCTTGAACTTCACCAGTGCCTCATATCGTTTGTCTGCGTCTTTAAGTCCCAAATCCTTGAACAGGTTATACGGGTCAATCAAGCCCATCTTCGCTAGTGCCATACCAATATTCTCACGTCGCTCTTTGTCAATACGCATAATGCTGCCCTGAGATACAGTAATATTAGCCACGTCTGGCATACTCTCTCTGGATAGCTGCACAAACATAAAGTTTCCGTCGTTGTCTCTTGTCGAGAAATCGTGCTTGTCAGTGTACCAGACTTTCATCATCTGCACTAACAGTCTAAAGTAACGATTCAGGCTAAACTCAATCTCTTTGACAATCTCATCTTGCCGTCCGCTTGCTTGCGATTGCATCATTTTTGCCTCACCAAGCGTACCGACCTCACGCTGTGAATCATCCCCACGGAATTGTGACGGCGTTCCTAAGATATTGTGAATACTGTTTTTGACATCATTCTTGTCCTGTAGCACGTAATTTGGCAACAAATGAGGCGTAATCTCACCAAATGCACTCTGCACTGGCATATCGTCTTCAGTATCCAAAATAATAATCTGGTTAGGGTCTCGGGTGATGTTCTCTGCTTGTTCATCAGGAATTGAACCGCTCTTGAAAATCATCAAGCTGTTGGCGGTATCAGCGTTCTCTACAATCTGCCGGCCACGCTTATTGAGGATATCCTGTAATGGTATAGCCTGTTCAATAGGTGTGGTCTGGTCAATTAGGTGGCTACCGTCATTGAGATAGTTGAAGAAGATGTACGGTTTTGTCGGCGTGTCAATAAAGTTTTCAATCTGTACGCCATCATCGTCATACAGATAGTTCGGGTTCTTAATTTTGTCTAAAATAACGTCACGGAAGTACCACGCCACACACTCTACAGGCTCATCGCTGCTCTCGTCAGTAAACCAAATCTCATTGTAGGCTATCGTTTGTCCCATTAGCTTTGGCGTCTTGCGTACACGCCCCAGTGCTGCCACAATCGCTTTTTCTCGGTGTGGGAAACGGTGAATAAGCCCAGCTACGGTGCTAGTGCATACTTCAGCGACGAACTTTGGCTCATCACCTAGCTCACAGTCTTTGTCTAAAATAACGTTGTCTGGGTTAAGCGCTACAGGCACAATATCGTCAACGTCTGGGTCATAGTATAGCTTAATAATACCAACACGCTTGGTATAAACATTTTTGGCTGCGACTTTCACCTTGCGTGCCAGACTATGGCGCTCGCTATGGATATTAATGGCAGTTTCCAAGTCCTCTGCCATGACCATGCTCTGCACCTCTTTGTCCTGCGGCGTCACCTCGCATGATGGGTCACGACCAGTCACATACGCCATCACCGCCTGAGTACCAACGAAAATCTGATTGTCAACAAACGGCACTTGGTAATTGTACAGCTTGCTAGCATCGATTTGGTAGCCAAGATAATACCGCTCATTCCTCGCCCTGACATTTTCCAAGTTATAACCTTTGGTGCTGTTCCAATATGATTGGCTGTCTGTAATCCAACGCTTAAAGTTTGCAATAAGCTCCCTGTCATCTGTCTTAATAGACAAAACAGGTCTGTCATCAATAATGCCTGTGTCTTTTGTAATGTCGTCTACTGATGAATCATTGAATACTTTTGTCGTGTCCATTGCTTATTGCCTCTCTACCTCTAGTGTATCACGCTAATATGTTTTTACCTCTGTCTAAATAACCTAATTTGTCCGCCAATCGCCACGCTTGCGCTGTTGTGTAGCATTCTTAATGAGCGTTTGGACATCATACCCAAGGTCTTTATACGTCACACCAGTGCCAGCTAAGTAGCTCTGCTGTGTCTTTTTCAGCTTGAACGATGGGTTGAATAATTTACCTCGCACTTTATTTGCGGTCATGATGGTGTAAAACAGTGCGTCAAGGGCGTGGTCTTCATTGTTAGCATCTAACTCTTCACCGCCGCTGTCCTTGGCGTATACGATGGTCGGCAACGTATCGATGAGGTATGAGCAGTTTCGGTGTATCTGAATGCCTGGTTTACCGTCTGGTGAATCAGCGAACATATCGTGCAAGCGGTACACGCTAGCTTTTTTCAGGTCACGATTGAGCTTGTCGGCTTTGACTATTTTTGGCTGTTTGTCGGGTGATAACTTCTTGATTTCATTCTTGATGACATCAGCAATAGGCTCTGTACCACCTAGGTGGCTGAATGCATCGTGGGGTAGTGCAATAATGTCCACTGGCTCTCTATCCTGTTGTTCTGCAATCTCCTTTGCCCACCATTCAGGGCTTTTGTGATTGTCGTGCCGTTCACGATAGATAAACGCACGCTCGTGTGTTTCAGTGATTTGGTCAAATGTAGCATACAGTAACACACACTCGTCATTGTAGCCCCAGTCCATGCCCATAATCTTCCATGAGCCATCAAACTGTTTGCGGTCAATGCCCCAATCACTAAATCTATCAAACACGTGCTTATTGCGCCTGAACTCCTCAAACACTGCGCCAAACTGAATGTCCCAGTTTCCCCAACGCCACGCCTCATACAGTTCTGGGTCGCTATTCTTCAAGCTTTCTAGCTGTTGAACATAAACAGGGTCGCTCGCAAGCAGAATAGGGTTGCTGTCGATTGTGGCTGGTATGTACGCACGCCAGATGCCAGTTTCCCGCTCAATGACTGTCTGCCAATATGTCACCTGTGGCTTTCCATAAATATCTGTCCAGTAATATTTATGCTTCAATACCTCGCATTTCTGTACATCTGGTGTGACAAATCGCCGCTTAACCCATGCCATGCCAACACCACCAGGGTTAGCTGTGTTGAACACCTGAGGGAATAAATCGTTATACTTGCTACGTGCTGAGCTAATCAACTTCTCATACATCGACTCTTTCGGTATCTGTGTCAGCTCCTCAATATTGATACGTGAATACTCGTGTCCCTGGTACTTCGTGTAGGCATCATCATCCTTGAGATGTCCACCAAGCACACGCCCTGTGTGTTTACCACTAATAATCATCGGGTGTCGCCTTAGTTTAGCACCAAAGATACGATAGGCTTGACTGGCACGGTCTTCAAAGTCTGATAGGTCTTCAGCGTTGCGGCGAATAACAAGCTGCTTCGTACGAGGGTCTTTGAACCTGTCGCCAATGATAGCGATACTCACGTCAGTTTTTCCACCACCACGTGCACCGCCGTACAGTATCTCACGGTAGCGTCTGTCTCGTGATAACGCTACAGCTAGCTGCTGCGGTCCTGGTAGCGGCGTCCAGTAGCCTATGTCACGGTACTTTTGTAGCTCACTCGTTATTAGTTCTGGCTTTAGAAATTTGCTCATCAATATAGCCCTCTGGTAACGTTGGAATGACAAAACCACGGATTAGTGGTGCGGCTTTTTCATCAGCCTCAATACTGATGTCCTGCTTGGCTCGTCCCTCCGTGCGGTCTGTAATTTCTTTGGTTTCTTTAAGGCTCTCATCGTCATCACGGATAGCACGCTCAATACGCCGCTTGGCAATAGCCTCTGCGTTGGTAGTTGGCTCAAACTTTTTGAACTCCTCGGGCGTCATCGCCAGCATACGATTGTACTGATAACTGACGCTGTTTTCTTTTTTCCATTTGCCGTTACTGCGGTTCTGTGGATTATCGCCAAACCCACCTTTTCCTGTAGGATTAGGCACTACTCCAGGCAACCACGCACCTGTTGATTTTCGTGGCACATCCTGTTCTTGCCTTGTAGAACTATCCACCTCTGTTGTCCCATCTGCATTAATCTTCTGCATCATCACCCTCCTTATGTTTGTATTCACCGCACTTTGCACATACTACATCACCAATATCCTCATGCTCAATACTTTTGGTCATACACCAACAATATGTGCATAAGGTGAGTTCATGTATAGTTTTCATTTCTGCCTCACAATTAGATTGATACGTGCTAACGCCGTGTCTTGTATATCATCAATAGCAATATCCATATCATAACTTCTATTGTCAAGTTTTGATATACAGTGGCTTTGCTTTACTGGTAGATGATAAAGCTTGGCGAATTTTCGTGCACGGTCAGCTCCGCCAGCGCTCCATACCCATAGCTCAACGTTTTTGAACCCACTCAATATGTTGAATAGAGCGACTATGTTATAGTTTGCATCTTGACAATTATCTGTACAGTTACAACGCAATGTCCCGTCAACATCAAATGCTATGTTGATTTTACGCATTTTAGCTCGTGGTAAATCAGGACTGGCTCTTTTCATACTCTGCTGCCCTCTTTCGTGATTCTTCATTTTCAAGTTTCGTTTTCGTACGGTGGCAAGGCAAACATAATACCTGCCAGTTTTTAGTATCAAATGGTGAGCCGTTGAACTGCTCAAGCGGTATAATATGGTCAACTGACATTTGCTGGCTGGCAAGTATTTTGCCACAATAAGCGCATGGTTTTCCTTTCTTGAATTTCTTTTTGAATTTGGTAAATTTCAACGATTGGTTTTTTGGCATCATTTTATAAAATGAACTCATTTTTACCCTTTCCACTTAACATAACCTGTTTATATTATACCAATTTATCTCTATAAAATAAAGTAGCCACCCTTTCAGGCAGCTACTTTTGGTAGTGTCTTGATAAGCCAATCATAAAGCTTCACAATCTTGCTACCACTTCTGGTCTACGTCTTGCTCATCAGCCAGTGTGTCCACCAACGCCCCCAGTTTCGCTACAGCGTAATTGCTGGCAAGATTAGCTATCAATCCACCACTCTTATGATATCACACTAATCTAGCTAATGCAACACAAATCACGGAATTTTATATATGACTTTTGGGTGATACATAGCATTGGCATAATCACGTGCTTGACGTCTTTTTTTTAGAATCATCTATATTTTCGTATTTCTTATTTAGTTCTTTTAGATATACTTCACACTGGTGTCCAAATCTATATACTTCGTCTCTGATTATAAGCTTACCGCATTTGTCGCATACTATTGAAATGTCTATGTACGACTTTGAGGGATTTCTATTGATTAATCTTTCCATACCTCTCCTTTCCATAAATTACATAACCACCTGGCAAATTCATATACTGAATATCGTCAAATCGTATTAGTACAATCTCACACCATGATTGTGGTGGACAAGTCGGCTCCATACTCTTAGCAGCTTCTCTCGCATCTTCTATGTTAGTAAAAGCAACAACCCGACCAGCATCATCTCTGTAAAGTTCGACCTCATGTTCTTTATTACTGAATTTTCTTACAAGGTATAACCCCTTCATTGGCTTAATTATTTTATCTTTAAACTTTTCAGTATTTTCAATTCCGTATACCATTTTCTATATTCTCTCTTTCCTTGTCTCTAATGTATTCGTACATATTAGCTAAATTAAAGTCTGGAAATTGCCCCATGTATTCTAAAGCATGTTCCAAGGCTTCGATTTCGGCTTTCTTGACAATGTTCATAAGTTCATCATCATACTTTTGATAGACCCTGTTGATGTCTTCCTCCTTAACACCTTCTTGAATTATCAGTCTCAAAAATTCATTTTGAAATCGCTCTAGGGTTACGTGTATTTCTAAATATGGGTTCATTTGTTAATCCTCTGTTGTTAGTAGCCTAATCAAATCAGGCTTAGAATTAGCATGTACGAGTTTAAGATACGCACTTTTAACCTCTCGTCTATGTTGTCTTACTACATCTAATAATGCTAACTTAGCGTATTCTATATTTCCATCATCCTCAAAATCTTCTAGGATTTCTTGAATTCTGGATAGAGCTTGTTGTTCCTGCTGATTATTCATTTAAATATCCTTTATTGATAGTTTATTAGCTTTTGGATTGTACACTATACTCGCAGAATCTAAATCGTTAGCAAGATTATACATTTCAAAAAAACGAGCATCACGATTTTGAAGAGAGTTTATAGAGTACAATCTTTTATGCGCAGCTCTACGAATCTCATCTACACGCCCACTACAGCGATGACTGTAGCCATAGTAATAGTTGTATTTTATCCACTTATGACACTTGTCGCACTGGATAGATGATTGTATATCTGGGTTCTCAGCCAAGGCGTCTCTTATTCTCATCTATTTTTCTAATTTGGGTATATCAATCTTAACCTTAGATTCTTTACGCAGTTTACTATTGCATATAAGACAGCGTTGTTTACGCCCAAACATGGGATAATACTCCACCCACTCATCACATTTCTCACAATACAACATTACAGGCTTCCTTTCCTACATCCCATTACTATAAGCTTTACTACTCATATTTGCTTCCCTATATATACCTTCCATCGTTATAAGTTTTGCCACTCTTTATATATGTTGCTATTTTTATAACGACCTCTTCCATGCTTTTACCTTCGGCTTGGACAAAGTGCTTGTAGTCTTCATCTTCATCATCTGGCTCTTCGAACCTCGCCCAATATCCAAAGCCTTCAAAAGTTTTTGTACTGTATGATAAAGAAAACTCACCGCCAGTATGCTTTTTCAGGTATTCTTCGATATAACCAAGCCCCACAGCACTCTGTTCACAATCAATAGCCTTTAGTTCTGATGATATATTCTTGCTATGTTCTTTCAAGATGTGATATGTTTTATTGAATAGACTAATAGCACTAGACTCTTTCTTGCCATAACAAGAGTCTAATAGTTCTTCCAGTTTTCAGTACACATGGTCAAGGACAAACTCATATCCGCCCAGTCTTTCAAGCACCTCTTTGTCCGCATAAGTCTCGCCATGAAAACTTATTTTGCCAAGAGTATCATTTAACAACCTTTTTATATAATCTTCGTCGCTCATGTTATTTTGACTTTCCACACTAAATCTCCTTCCCGTTTTTAAAACATTTACCATTACCTATTTCTCCACCAAGAGACCTACAACGAGCCGATAATTCAATCTGGCTATTGAGTTCGCTGCCGCTGATGCTCATGCTTAAGCCAATCAGTAAACCAAATACTACTAGGACGGTTAGCTCCGATTTAGTTGATTGCTCACTCTTTTCCATCATTCCCACCTCTGTTATTTTCGTTGACTGTTGGTTGATTATCCTGACCAGCAATCTGAATATCATCCATATCAACAAACTCCGCATTAACAACTGCTGCAATCTGTTGGTAATTATCTTTGCTTGAGCCGGTATAACCTAAATCTATTTTTACGAAATTGATTTGACCAGCAGACTCGCCTGTAACTAATATGGCTTGATGTTTGCTTGATATGTAGATTAGTTTTTTCATAATTATTTCCTTTCTTATTTACACGAAATCGTGTAGTTTAATTCAACCGCAGAACTGGTGGCTATATAAGGTGATGATTTGACGAGAGGCTTCAATCCTTCACGCGTTAGCAATAATGCTACTATAGCGTCGTTTCAGTACTCGTATAGTCACATCACAGTTACGCAACTGACTTTTCCCTATTTTACATTATGCGGCTTTTTGCTTTCATCCCAGGGGTCGTATTTTCGTACGAGGCTTAGTCTAAGCTGTCAGTTAATCTTTACCTTTTTCGCCACTTATATAGCCACCAGTTATGCGGTTGAATTGTTAATGTTCGCCCAGTTTTTCGACGTGTGGTAGGTCAATGGTTAACGGTGTTTATGCATTACTCTCATCTTCGTCAACTTCTACGTCGAAAAAATGTAAAGTCGTACAGTTTGGACATTGTAGATTAACGTTATACTGGTCTTCTCCTGAGTCGTAGCTTAGCTCGAGCGTTTGGTCTTCAATAAGACAGCCGCAGTTGCCACAAATCGTATGTAGTTTTGCCATTACCATTATTCAACTCCAAAATAAATCAACCAGTCTTCTCGGTTTTCTTCGATGGATTTTTCAGCTTCTATCCAGGTTCTATAATATGCAACATCTCCGTAGTCAATAAAATCAATAGACACAGAGTTTAACTTTTCTTCCTCATAGTCGTAGCCGACAACCCAGCCGACTTTACCGTTCTTAAAGTCTGGCTTGAATGTTGAGGTTTGGCGTAGTCTAACTTTAGCCAGTTTACGTTTTCTAGCCTTTTCACAGTCTTGCGAGGTGCGATAGGCGTTACCGAACCTGAGAAGGTTACGGTGGTATGAACTATTTACATTAAAATATGTAAAAGCTATATCGTGATTCTTATCAAGATACCAAATCTTTTCATCTTTCTTGGGCTTCCAGTGAATACTGTCTGTCGGTTCTTGGATTTCCTCGAACCATTCTGTGAGAATATTCGGGAACTTTTCAAGCGTCGATTGGGCGTAAGCCATAATACCAAAACCGCCATCATCATAGACTAAAGCACCATATTCAGATATATAGAATAAATCTCCAGCTTTGAAGGTCGGTAAATCTTTAAGTAGTTTATAGCGTTTCATAATTACAACCTAATCCATTTCTGCCATAAAGCTACTTTATTCTTCCAGATGTGATTGATAGATTTGTAGCGATTCCAATGATGATACATCATATCAATCATTCCATCGTTTGTAAGATTGTTTAATTTATCTATCGTTGTCATTTTCATGTAAAACCCTTCCTAAGTTATAGCCAATAAGAAATCCTAGTAATCCCCAAATGCCACACATTATATTCCCATCTCCCTATAAATTGCCTTTGCACTCTTGAAGTCGTAGCCAAGTTGATTTAACAACTTGCGGCTATCTGCTTTCCTGGTATACCACTCAGCAGAAGCATATTGTTCATGTGTAGCCTTACCTTTACTTAGCAGATTTCCTACAAACAAGGCTGCTGCGAAACTATATTCTGATTTTTTCATAAGATACCCTTTCTTTTACACTTATCTTATGTATTTATAATAGCACACCGCTCAAGCATATGCAATAGTTTTGTGCTATTATTTTTCTTATTTTTTCAGAATGGGCAATCCACCTCTGTTACGTCTGTGGAAAACTTTTTGCAAATAAGGTTTTCGGGTGCTTTTTCAATCACCGCAATAGCCTCATCGACGCCATTACATAAGTACGATTCAAACTTGTGTGCGGCTAATATCTGTAACCAGCGACGTTGGTCTTTGGTCGCTCCACTGCCACCATCCTTTCGTTTCAATTCAATGGCAATATTGCGGTCGCCATGAAAAATAAAAAAGTCAGGCACACCCTTTTTCACGCCCATACGTTTATTCATTGCACCCCGTGCGGCGTTACCGCCAGTTTCATTTGGCACATGAAAATGCTCAATACCACGTACCTCAAGCCAGCGGTGCAATTTCACTGCCTCTTTATATTCTCGGTGAACGGGGCGTTTATTCACGCCCCTGCTCCTCACGTTGCCGCTTCATATTATCTAGCTGTGTGTCTTGTTTGAATTGCTCAACTGCATCTTGTGCTGATTTTAACTGCTCAAGCATCAAATCAAGGTCTATACCCTTAACATGTGCCGTGTTCCATTTATTTGTAAGAATCAGAAAACTTCGTGCTGTTAGTATTGCCCAAGCAGCGTGTAACTTATCCAAAAATCCATCCATACTTCACCTCCTTAAAATGGGATATCACTTAAATCAATGGGCTCATCAATAGCATCAGTCTCTGATACGCCCATAACCTCTTTTGCTTCATCGATAGCAGTGTTGCCCTGCTTTTTTTCAATTGGGAAAACATTACAAAATCCGTCCCAATCACCTACGGGTATAACATTCAACTTAATGACAGTGCGGCGTTTGCCATTTTTCTCACCAGTCATCAACACACCAATATTTGTCCAGCGTGTTTTTTGCTCTCCGTCTTTTTCGTAACTTTCGCCTACTACTAGGTTATGCGTTGGTTTCATTTATACTCTCTCCAAAATCTTTAGTTTGTCCATTGGTACTGCATAGCATGCTAGCTTACCGTTAGTGTCTGTTGGTGACTGTCTTATATCCTCACCACTCAAATAATAGTGATTTGGTAAACTCTTAGCTTTCGTAAACACGATATCATTATGTAGACCTACCTTGTGCTTAGCTATTAGGACTACTCTATCTTTCTATCGTGGCTGCCAAATCTCAATTTTATTAGCTGGCGTCATTTGTGATAATTGTTTAACTTCTGGCACTACCATTAGTATGCTCCGCATCTGTAATAGTTATAGGTAATGATTGCTGTGGGTCGTCATAATCAACCTGTGCCATAAACTCAGCAATGTCATCATCACTGCTGAACCGCAACTCTTTTGGCTGAACTTTGCGTGTAATGGTTACCGTAACAACAGTATCATATCCGTATTGCTCACCAGTATCGATATCTATAAGCGGTTTATTCACTACTTTAAGCTTCACGCTTTTGTTAGGCTCATAAACTGTTGTGTTAGTCAATTGTTTCTTCATCTTATTTACCATATCCTTTCGTTTTCTTTATATCATGCCATCGCTTTTTAGCTGCTGCACGTGCCACTTCTGGGTCTCGATAGCCGCCGCCTGGTATGTGCTTACGCTTTTTTGACAGCTTGCTAAAGTACTGTGGGTCACGTGCAAGCAATTTCGCTGTAGCTTTATGCACGTGAATTGGCTGTGCTAGATTTGAATTATTTTTGACGTTTACTTTCATTCGCCATCTCCTCATACTTATTTGCTATCTTTACCAGTGCATAACCAAGTTCTCTTAACTCGCCAATGCTCCAGATTGAAAATGCGTCATTGAATAATTGAATATACTTGCCGCATATCTTGTGCTTATCATCAACCATTGAGTCAATTTCACTACCCGACATAAGCACTACTGTGCCATTTGTGCGTAGCGTAAACTTCTCGCCGTACTGATTTTCAAAATGCACCTGTGGCAAACTTTTAATCACGTCACACATAGCGTCAACTTCTGTTCTTTTCATTTCTTATCTCCTTTCCAATCTTTGAACATTTTATTTGCAAGCAGATACTGCAATATCTCACCGCCAAACGTAACTATATCCTCAAGAGCATTATCACGGTTCTCTTGAGTGAGGTATTTAATACCTACCGTCAGACCACCAGTATACGGGTTATAACAGAGGTAGCGACCAGTCTTGATGTGCGGCTTAAAAATACTGTAATAATCAAGCTGCATTTTATCTACATAGGCGCTTGCCTCTGTGCGACCACACTTATTGTCAGTAATCATATCGTCTTCTAGTATATCCATCACGCCAGATAACACAATTTGGTAATCGTCACTGAACGGTATAACTGCACGATATTTCTTTTGAACCTGAGGATTGTTCAGAGCGCCACCGCCAAGCTCTGGCGGCAGCTCTCCTGTTTTTTCAATGTACTCATTCCATTTCTCATCATACAGCTTACCCAGCTCCATAGCGTCAGTGGCTGGCAGGTCTTTGCCAAGGTACATACCGATGGCTTCTTCGTGCCGTCCCTCTTTCCAAGCACTGATGATACTATATGACAGCTTCAGTGTTTTCATCTCGTATTTCCCTTGTCCAGTCTTTAATTTCTTGACAACTGATTAGTGGCTCG